AACTCATCATCAACCTCCTTTATTGTGCTTTGTATAAGATCATCTGATATACCCATTGTAGCAACAAACGATGCAGCGGCATTAGCATAGTCGGGAGCTTCATTATCCTCATAACCTGTTTCAACAACTGCTTCTTTTAATTTTGCAGAATCATATAATTTTTTTTCTGGATACCATACAAGTGCTTGCAAATCAGCCATTGTTAAATTTGGATATTCTTTATTTAAAATTTCTAAAACTTGTGAAAATACTTTAACAATGTTTCTACGTTCTACAGGACCACTTGGTGTTTCTTTTTGTCCATCATTGTCTTTAGCTAAACCATTACCTTGTTTACGCAATAAATCACCAAGACTTACTGTTTCGTCACCTTTTCTAGGTTGACCCATTATTTCAACAAATGTATCGTAATTTTTTTGATCTTCATCAAATCTTGCTATTAATTTCATTTGCATTGGAACACCTTTACCTGCAGATTTATTTTTAATAGCTAAAGCAACATTATCAATATCTCCTAAAGTAAGTTTTCTACCTATTAATGTTTCAAATGCTTTTTTCTGTTCTTTAGATAATGCTCTTATAATTGCTTTAATATTTTTTCTTTTTTGTTTTGCTAATCTTTCTCTGTCTAAAACTAACGTACCTGTCATGCGACCCCATGTACGCATAGCCCATCTATCTACAGTTAGTTGTTCATAATTACCATATAGATTTGCAAAAAATCCATTACCAATTTTAGGACCAATAATTGCAGAACCGTAAACTATATCTCCTAAACTAAAATCACTTGGTATTTTTATTTGTTTCCCATCTCTATCTAGACCAACAAATTCTTGCACTTCTTTTCCTGTATGTTTAGTTCTCATAAATTTTTCTAATTCTGCAAAAGGTTTTTTATCTAACAAATCATTTAGTCTTCTAAAAGATTTTTCCATTGCTGCTCTGGATTCACCACCTGTTTCTTCACCTAATTCATTAAGCATTAATTCTGGTAAACGTCCTTTTCCTTCTCCTAATTCTTGTTCTGACATCAACCATTTTTCATATACATCTGTTGCATATTCAAAGTTTTTATCTACTTTAATGCCGTTACTTGTTGTTGCTAAAGCCCATTTAAAAATAAAACCATGCCTAATATCAGTAGCAACTTTAGGATATTTAAGGGCAAGTATTCGTACTGCTTTAGTTACTTTTTCGTCATACCAACCAACTGCATTTGGGTTTTCTATTAATGCAAATCTTGCATCTGCTAATAATGTTTGTACAAGATATTTTTCTGCTTCTACTGTAAATTTAGAAAGATCAACATTATTTTTCTTAGCTTCTTTTTTAACACGGTTTTGTATTTCTAATTTAAATTGTCTGTTAGTTTTAAAAGGTTTACTTTTTGCAAAATCAAAATTTTCTACAATTTTGGCAATTTGATATACAGCTTGCGGTACAACATTTCCTTGTTCTTGTTGACCTCGTTGTTCAAAAGTTTCTAATTGTTGTTCATATATATTGTCAATTTCTCTAGACCAATTGTCTTTATCGTTAACCGATTTAACTGCATTACTGTCAAATACAACTACTTCTGTAACTTCGTTAGTATCAGGATTAACAACTAATACACCATCATGTCCTTCTTGTATTAATTTTTTTCTGTAACTAGTTTTTGCTCCTTTACCACCTTTTTGCAATTGTTCTTTGATGTTTGGATTAGTTTCTCTAAATGGATTTTCTAGACGCACATATGAGGGCATAACATCAGGATCTAAATTCTTTTGTTGTTTGTATGTTTTAGCGTTATTTTCATTTAATGAAAGATATATACCTCTACCAAAAATTCCTATGTCAGGTCTATTTGTATTTTTTAAATTGTAACGATCAAAACTACTTGTAGTACCGTGGTATAAAACTTGAGGTGTACCATCGGCATTTTTCATTTTTGATTTACCAAACCAATTTTTAAACAAGGCACTATCAGTTTTTACAGAACCATTTTGATTAAAAAAGTCATTACCAAAATCTTGTGGTTTACCTTCATAAATTACGTTATAAAAATATTTATTTATAAAATCTTTGATATTCATATTATTTCTTTTTGCAAATGTCAAAGCAAAAGCTAAAGGTAAATGTGTTAGTTGTGTGGCAACTTCTTTAGTGTATTTACCTGTAGCTACTAGCTGTTCTTTTATTTGTGCTTTATATGCGTTAGCTTCTCTTTGTGATTCTTTAAATTCTGCTGTTTTTGTTTTTATATCTTTTAATGTTTGGTCTAACATCTTATCTTTAATTTTATATACTTCTTGAAATTCTTTTTGACTATATGTATTATTGCCAAGACGTAGATGTGGCCTTAATATATTGTGAAAATCTGAACCTGCAATATTAGCTAAATAATCACCTTGAGTTATTTTTATGCTTTTACCAACAAGACCTTCATCAGTTGCTTTTCTTAATTGACTACTTAAATTACTATCAAATAGTTCTAATTGCTCCATTGAAATATCATTTTCATCTAATTGCTGTTGAAAAGTTTCTGCATCTACATACCAATCTTTAACACCAAATCTGTCTCCAACTAAATCCATATAGTTTTGCCATAAATTTTTGTTTCTTTTTTTTGTCTTATCATCTTTTGTTATCTCAAGCATTTGTTCAATATATTGTTGATCACTATCTGATTGCCTAACATTATTTGCTGTACGCATATATCCACCACCAGAAGTCACAATTCCAAAGGTCACCATTCCTCTAAAAGTATCCCACAAGACTCCTTTAATCCTGTCCATACCTTCTTCCATATCAACAGGATTTGTTTCATATGTAGCCATTTCTGCAGCTATGTTAAAACCAATAATATTAATTAATTCTTGAACTACTTCAGTTGAAGTTTCTGACAATATATTAGTTGCTATGTCTTTGAATATATCTTGTGTAGCAGAATATACTGTGAGTTGTTGAAACTTATCACTTAAAGAATCTTTAACAGATCTTCTAAGAAATCTTTTATTTAACATTACCCAAGAAGATTCTAACTTAGGACCTAATCCAGATCTTCCTAATGAACCTTGCAACCATTTATTAGTTCCTATTTTTACTAAACCTTTACTAGCTAAACTAGATGTGCCTTTAAATAAAAATGGCAATCCAATACGTTCTACACCAGCCGCAAGGAATCCCACCATATGAGCTTGCCTTGCAGCATCTTCATGCGATAATCCACCAACTCTGGTTATAGCATCTAAATAAGAATTACCACCTTCAACCATGTATGAATTGATCGCCATATAATTAAATGCGGCTGGTAATCCTGTAGTAGCACCAATAATTCCACCTATAGCAGTACCTTTTACAGGAACAACACTACCTGCTATTGCACCAATCTTTGCATTAATTTTTGCAGTAACTAAACCTGTTGTTGCAGCCGCAGGTAATGTTCTTGACCATTGACCCGCGTAATACGCACCTGCTTCTATCCAATTAACACCATCCTCGTTATACATTGCAATTTTTGCATCAATTTCTTTTATCCGTGCTAATTTTTCTTCTCTTGTTTGTTTTTCACTAAAAGCCCCAAATATGTCAGCTGCTATAAATTTTTTAATTCTATCGCCTTGGTGATATTCATTATCTGGATCACCTGTCATTAATTGATATCCTAATAATCCTCTTTCGTTAGTTAGCCAACCTTTATGTATACCTTGTTGTAACCCAACACCTCCACCGTATATCCATCGAAAAGGCATAGTTAAAGATCTACCAGTTGTGTAATATTCTTGTAAATGTTCTATGTTGTCATGTGCTAATGCAGCAAACCGAGGATCTTCTAATTGTCTTGCTAATATAGGATTTATTTTTGCAAAATTTTGATTAAGAATATATTCTTCTTGTTTTCTTTTTTTTATATAAGCAAATGTTTCGTCATCATTGTTTAATTCAAAATCTGCTGGTAAATTAAATTGTTCTTTAAATTTTTGTATTTCACCAACTTTATCACCGTCCATTTCACTAACGGCTTTTAAAGTTTGTCTTATATTATTCCATTGCCTATCTTGTTCAAATTTTGCATATTCAATATCTAATGCATCACCAGATTTATTAAAAACATTAGATGAATTATCATTTTCATAATCACCTATATCTTCGTACTTAATTATTTTGTCATCCATATTTAATATCCTCTCATCATATTTATTTTTAAACTTTTTTCATATGTATCTGTATCTTTAGGTCTACCTGTATCAAAATATTCTTGTGCCATATTTTGATATGTTGGAGCTATACCTCTATTTAATAAAGCTTTTTGTATCCTAGATTGTAAATTCGTTGGTATATCGTTTAAATAAACTGACACCGTATTGCCATCTTTTGTATCAACCTTAATATAAAGTTGATCAAAATCAGATTTTTTATATTCATAAAATGCTTTTGTAGAATCAAAACTACCAATTTTACGATCGTAGATAACTTCATCAGTTAATATCTCTTTAATTATTGCTTTTCTTTTGTTGTAATCTATTTCTATACCATTGTCATAATAAAAATTTAAACGATCCCTATATCCCATTTTTAATCTTATATATTTTTTATAATCTCTGTCACCTTTTTTAGCGTCTACTAAATATTCGAGATCATTTTCTATTAATGCTTCATGGAAAATATCTGGATCTACTTTTAACCCTGCGCTTTTTGCTTTGTTTGTTTTGTTTTTATTTAGTTGATTTACATAATATTCAAATTGTCCTTTATTTAATTTAGGCATATAAACTTTTAATTTATTTTCATCTGTCAAAATTTCTTCTTCATTTTGTTCTATTTCTACAAGTGCATTAGTATCTGACTCAGTTGGATGTCCTTTTTTTAATGCAATTTGATCTTCTTTTGTAAACATATTTATATCAATACCATTTGCTTTTAATAATTTCCAACCATCTGGTTCTGAAAAAGCAATGTCTTGTGCATTTAAATATGCACCGTTATATCTATTTAATCTTTCTTCTTCTTTTTTACGGTAATTAAATTTTAATTCTTCTAGAGCTACTTTTTGTTTTTCGGGATCTTTTATCGTTGCTATTATTTTCTTTTCAAAAAACTCATATGGAGGTAATTGTGTTTTTGGATTTACTGCAACATAAGTCTGACCATTTACATGATCATAATTAATTTCTTTATTTACTATCAATAAATCATTAGTTGTTGTATCTATATATTTACTTGATTGTTCTTTTGCAAGTTTTAATTCTTCTTTAGTTTCTGCAATTTTTACTTTTAACTCTCTTTTCTTTTTTACATAAACACCTTTACTTTTCATATTTTTGTCTCTTGTTTCTAGCTTTTCTAATTTTTTTGTTATTTCTTGCACTTTTGGAGTGTATGCTTTATCTATTTCAGCAATAAATGATTTATTAAAATTAGCTATAATTTCCTTATTTTTTGCTACAAAATACGTTTGATCGTTTTCATATTTATCTTGATCTATATCTGCATCTTTAACTGCATTTGAGTAAAGTGTATCAGCTTTTTCAACACCTAATTTTTGTATTGCAAACAAATGTACAGTTTGATGTTGAGGTATAATTCCTCCAAATAATGTTGAGTCAGGATTATAATATTTTGATGTTGCTCTAGCTTGTTGTAAAGATTCAATATTTTCACTACTTGTTGCTTCTACATTTTCCATTTGATCAGCATTTTGACCGTCTATAACTGCTGAACCATTACCATTATCAGTTGTATTATTACTGTCTAATGTCATTAAAAAATTTGCTGAATGTAAAAAATTATTATTGTTTGTATCACCTTCATATTCCAAAATGTTATTGCATATTTTTACAGCACAAGCATCACTTTGTTTTTTTTCTAATGTAGCTAGAGCTTGTACAGTTGTTTTGCCCTCTAAAATTTGTATTACTGTTCCACCTAATGGGATACCTTGTGCGTGTACTGCAAAATATTTTTTGCCTAATTCTGCTGTTTTTTCATCTTGTCCAAACCATTCCAATGCCGAATCATATATACCTTTTGTATACTCTTGTAGCATTTCTAAATATTGATAACTAACCTCACCTTTTGAAGGATCAATGTTCCAATTTTGATCTAATGCATATGCTTGTATTTCTGCTATACCACTTCCAAAACTAGTCCAATAATCACTACCCGGTTCATTAAAACGTGTAATACTTTGTATTGCATCTATTTTATGAGTGTTAATTTTTGCTTTACTTTCTTTTTGTTTTAATAATCGTTGTTGCTTTATAGAATGTTGTGTAATTTTATTTTGTGCAGATTTAATACTAACTTGAGACATATTCTCAAGCATATATTTGACCATTCCATTACTTGATTGGTCTGTATATTTTTTTAAAATATTTTCTATATTTTTGTTAGTATCGTCAAAAGCATTTTTAGGGTCACCCTCAATAGTTTTGCCATTAGACAATACAGCGTTTGCTCCTTCTAAATTTGTATAGTTATCAACTTCAGCTTGTATATCTTCATGTAGAGCGTTATATAGTTTTTTTGCTTCTGCGTCATTTAATTCATCGTCTAATTTAGTAAGTGTTTGTCCTAACTGTGTTTGTGCTTTACTAAATCTTTCTATATCATCCGTAACTACATCTTGCATTGGTGTTACTGTGCCACCAGAAAATTGAACTTCAGAACCTGCTTGAAGTTCTACAGATGGAACTGATTGATACGGTACTCGTTTTACCATTAAGTTTTCTTGATAAACATTGATGAAGGTAAACTGCTAATTACATTACTTGTTCCTGTTAATAAACTACTAGTCATATTCATCCAAGGACTTATTGATGATGCTGTAGCAAACATATTATTAGCACCTACTCCATACATATGTGCTTGTATTCCTAGTCCTACACCTTCTAATCGTTTATCATTTACAGCTTTAACTTTATTTGCATTCATAGTATGTTTATCAATTTCCATCATTATGTCATTACTAAGCATGACATCTCTATTACTACCTACACCTCTTTGACCACCTCTAGCCGCCATTGATACTTTTCCTCTTCCTTTTGCAGCAGCTTGTTGCAACGACAACATTTGCATTCTTTTATTAAAGACCATGTTTATATGCTGTGCCTGACTCTCTTTCATGTCTTTATTAAATAAAGCCATGTCTTTTTTATGCTGTAGCTGTAAAGCCATTGTTTTATATTTATATTTCTCTGCACCTGCACTAAAAAACGAACCAATAACACCAGATATTGCACCTGACGCTTGCATTCCTATGCTAAATTTTCCTAACCTACTCAGGTCTGACCAACTAGTTCCACCTGTGTTTGCCATATTAAAACACCTATATATTTTTTAAATATACAATTATATTATCGCTTTACGGTTACACTATCCACCCACAGCTACTTCACAAGTTACACCTACAATAGTTAATGGTAATGGATCTGTTTGTCGTACAAATAATTGTCCATTATCTTGCCATGTAGGAGTAACCATTATTTTTATATCTTCTGTTTTTAAATTAGGTGGAGTTCCATATGGTTCTGTAGTACGTTGCTTTGCTTCTATTAATTTATCAGCACTAGGTCCTGCAAAAATACCAGATGATTCTAATACTCTTAACCACACATGGTTTAAATTTTTTACTCGACCTTGTCCAAAAGCTTCTATTTGTAATGCCAACGGTAATGTTTGTAAATCACTTTCATAAGGTAAACCAAGATGTACAACACTAGCCGCACGATCTAAAGTAATACTTCCACTAGCAACAGTTTTTTGTGGATGTACTGCACCATCAGCTAATATATTTATTTTTTTACCTTCTAAAAAATTAAGTCCTGTTATTTTATTTCTTGCTACTTCAAATGTTGTGATAGCTGTATTACGCAAACTTACTGGTAAATCTTTATCAAGTTTTGCAGTTGCTACTGTTTGACTAGTAGTAGATAAAATAGTGCAACGATAAAACGTAGATCCGTCTACTAAAACAATTGCATCATCTTTATCGTCTACACTTGGAGGTGCATTAAATAAATTGTAGTTAGTTGTAATTGTTATGCTTTCTCCTTTTTTATAAGTAGTACCGCCTGATACAGTTACTGTTTTATTTGTATCTGTATTTGTGCCATCGTATGTTGCACCACAATCAACAAAAAAATTATCTCTTTGTGTTTTAAATAATCTTGTACCCATACGCTCTATATATCTTTTGCTGACACCATTAATAGTTCTTTGTATAACACAATATGTAACATCATCATTACCCTCAGAAACACAAGCTACGCTTTCAAATAAACCATCTGTATCATGTTGATGCCATGCACCTAATTGTTGTTCTGGAACATAAGTCAAACCTAACAATTTTCCATTACTACTAGTCATCCATACAATAGGTATTGGAGCTTTAGATAATGCCATATCTATTGTTGTTAAATTATCAAACAAATGAGGTGCCCGCAAAGATAAATCACCTGTAATAAATCCATTAGCTTGCCAGTTATACCCTAATTCTCTAACGTGACCACCACGAGCGGCAGCATATACCAAACTATTATTAACAATTACTGGTTGTGAATTGTTTGCTCCAATATAAGATTGTGGTTTTACAGAAATAGAAGATGGAGTTATAGCATCACTATTAATAGAAGTTATTCTCCATTCTGCCGACCCTGTAAGAAGTAGCAACTGCGTTAAAGGAACAATATGTCTGATAGTATTAGCTTCTCTTGCAGCAACTCTAAACTCAATACGATCATCATCTTGTATTGGTAAACCAAAAGACATATTACTTTCAGTACCTGATTTAGTCATCCAAATATCTTGTGGTCCATTATTAGTACCTGCAAAAACTCTACGTTGTTCAAAGTAAGATACAGCACCCGGATAATTACCAGTACCTACAAAATCATTTTCATGTATTGGCGGTGTTCTAGAAAAATCTGGTGCAACATTATCGTCTACTAATGTAGTTGTAGTTGTCTCTCCTAAAAATCCATATATACCACCTTGTTCTTTGTAAACTCTATATCTTGTTGCACCTGTAACAGCATTCCATGTAATTGTATTTTTTGCTCCAGTAACAAAAATATTATTATCAACAGACGCAGAAGATGATTGGTTGCTTTCTTCTACTAAATTAGAACCTATTGCAGTTACAACGTATTTATGAGTTAAATAAGTATCAGCGTTAGTAGTTGAAGAACTTGGAATATACATAGCAACTTGCACGTTTGTTGGTGTCGGCAAAGGTGAACCAAAATTTATTACTTTTAATTCCCATTTAGTTGCACCTAATCTTCTTAATTCTCTTGGTGCATGATTAGGATGCACTAGCGTCATAACGTCAGCGGATTGCACATAATGTACATCAAACAATTCTGCTTCTGTATATGGATGCGGTACTTCATATACATAATTTGCAGGCATTGCATACCAATAAGCTGTATTAGGAGGTGCTTGGTTTGTATGAGCAACTGTACAGTAATAATTAACACCTCCTTGCAAAGCAATATCACCAACTGTATATGCAGTAGCATTGCTCCATGCAGCACCGTTTGAATATAATAATGTTTGACCTTGTGTATGAAATCTAAAATAATTATTGCCAAATTCAATAATCATTGTTTGCACAGTAGAAAAAGTAAAAGACAATAATCTTACTTTTGTTGCACTATCTTTTACTTCATTTACATACGCAAAACCTGACCTGTTTTGTGCAGGTCCTTGTGGTTTAACTATAAAATTACGAACTAATGCCGCACCTTGTTGAAATTTATTATCTCCAATACGACCAAACATTTCTGGTGATATTTCCCCTCCAGAAAAAGTTTGTTTAAAATTGCGTGTAACTGGCATTAATTACCTCCCAGATGTCCAAGGAACTATATGCTCTACTGTTATATCTCTGTGTAAGTTATCTTGTTGTTTTGCAGTACTTAAATATGAAACCATTGTTTGTGTACAGCGTTTAGCTTCTGCTGCTCCTTGATCACCTTTAATAACAGGACCTGCCAACATAGAAGCAAGATGCCAAGACAACGTATTAATAAACAAAGGAGAAAATAAAGTTGGATCAGTTATAAAAGCTTGATATCTCAACATTGCGTTTTCTTGATTTGTATAAATATATGCTCCTTCTATTGCAAATTGTTGTGGTGTATATTGACCTGCCACAATTGTTGGTGCGTAATTAGATGTTATTCCACCCGGTGTATCGCCTGCTGACATTCTTGTAGCGTAGTCATTTTGTGCTGTTGGAGATATAACTGCAACAGGTGTCATCATGTCTGTCGGGGCTTGATACGCATAATCCCATTGATCCAAGGTATTTGTCGTTAAAGCTAAGTTATCTCTTTTAGCTGCAAAGTTCCATGTGTGCATTTGCAACAAAGAATCTCTTGCTATTGGATAAAACCGTGCAGATTTTTCTGCTTGTGCAGAACCTTCTGGTGGTTTTATAGAAGCTATTGTTGCATCATCACCCAAATGTGCAAGGGCAAGGTTGCAAATATCTACTTCAGTTGCCATAACAAATCCTATAAAAAGAGGGAGGTAGCAGTTTTACTACTAGCCCCCCATGAATTAAATAGAAGACCTAGCCTATTTGCTTATTGCTTCAAGTTTTTGTATAAGAGAAACTTTTGTTTGTCTTCTATCTAGCTCAATGCCGATAGTACGACCATATTCCTCTAACTGACGTTTTGTCATAGCTTCATAGTCAATAGTTTGATCTTTAGCTGAATCCACGGTTGTGTTAGACGGCACAGGTAGTTCAGCTTCAGATCCGCTTATTAACTCTAAATGCTTACAAAATTCACCATTATACTCGAACTCTTCACCTACTTCTCGTAGAGAATTACCCACGAAACATTTGGTTTTAGCTTTGTAAATTGGCATAGGTCACTCCTAATTATACTACGGTGAAGCCAGAAGCATAATACTTCCTACCGTCACCTATAGTTTCTACTATATCAGCGGTTACTTTACCGCCTGTGTAAGTACCTGCGATAGTGTATCTTGCACCTAGATATCTTTGGCCTTTGCCAGCGATTTCTGGGTTAAGACGTACTACTACATTTTTGCCTTCTGTAAGTGCTGCTGTAAGAATAGCATCGCTACTTCCAATAACAGTAGGACTTGTTAAAGCCGCTGCTGCACTAGTAATAACTTCAAACTTAACGCTTGTACCACCTGCTAAAGCAGTTGTAACAGCAAAGTTCATATATAGTGGAGTACCTTCTCCAATGTCTCTAGCAACAACTAAATCAATAGTGTCAGTAGATACAGCAGTTGTTGTAAGTGCTTGATCTTCACTTACTCTCAGCAGTTTGTCTGTAATCATTTTAAGACTCCTAAAAAATAAATAAATTAAACTACACGAGTTTCTGTGTTAAGCAATGCGTCTACTCTTCTTAGAGGAACACCTAAGAATGATAAGTAACTTTGTGCTGAACCAAACTGTGTTAGACCTTCTTGAATAGCCAAGACGTTTTGTGATTTATCAAGTGCTGAAATAGCCATACCTGAGTGTACAGATCTGTTCATATAGAACGCTGCTCTACCCATAGCCATGTTTGGTATTCTGTACAATGCTCTTGCCATAAGCTTAATTAAAGCTGTAGCTGCAGTAGGTGCTTGTGTACCTGTAGAACCAATTAAGTCAGAAATGTCAATATTGCAAATACGAACAACGTATCTCCAATCTTTAACAACTAAACCATTCTTCCATTGGTAACGAGTAGCAAAAGCTTGTAGCCTTGTACCATCGCTGTTGTAAACAGTTTGCTCACCTAGATCTTCGTGTGTCAGACCCGCTTTAGATCCTTTAGGGAAAGGACAGTAAACAGTATTATCACCCCAAAGAACTAAATAAACAGAAGCGTTATCAGAACCTGTGCCACCTGCATCAAGGATGTTAACTGCGTTATCTGCCGATAGATCGCCATATCTTGGTGCTAATCCTAAAAATTTCTTAGGATCTGTACCGGGGTTGCCGTAAAACATTGTCTCAGCTTGTGTTTGGTTCATTGCTTCCAAGAACGCAGTATCTTCTGATAAACGGAATTGTGCTGTATTACCGTTTAACATTGCTAAGTCTTTGTCTACTTCAGAACGAGCTTCTAGGATTCCGCAAGCTTCATCAATCTGAGCAGTTGTTGATTTGCTTGATGGAATACCTTGGTTTAATGCTCTCCAGTAAACACCGGGTAGTCCTGTTCTAATAACTACACGTTCACCAGTAGGTAAATTACCTTCTTTGAACACGCAATCGTCTAGGATTTCGTTGCTTTGTGATAATAATTCTGCAACAATTGGAACTCTACCGTCTGGGTCAGATCTTTTTGCCCAATCCGCTAGGGTTAAGTTTGATGATGAGAGAGTAGCCATTTAAATCTCCTTACTAATTTTGCTGATTAGAATATAGTGCGTTAGCTATGCCGTTAAAATCTTTTGGTACACCACCTTTGGCATATGCACCTTGAGAATTACCAACATAACTATCTTCACCAATTGCCTTACCTGCTCGGTACATGAACCTGATAATCTCAGGATGATTTCCCAATCCAGATTCTGACAGCAGCGACTTCAAAGCATCAGTACCAAAAGCATTAAGCGAAGCTTTAGCTATTTCAAGATTAGTATCTAAGCTTTCACCACCAAATTCTTGGTCAGCTTTAGAATCGTTAGCCCAATCTTGTTTAGCGTCTTCGACAACTTTTGCTTGTCTTGCCTGCATAACAGGTGCAACTTTGTCTAATACTTTTTGTGCAGCTTCCTGTGAAAGGTCAAGTTCTTTAGCGACTTCCCCGAAAGCAGTTAAGACTTCGGAGTCGAGTTCTTCGGGTGCGTCAGCCACCTTACTATTAAACTCGTATTCATCCGGCGCACCTTGTGGTGCATCGGGTTCGCTAGTTTCACTTTCAACAGCGGATTCATCCGAATCTTGTTGATCTTCTACAGTTTCAGCTTGCTGCTGTGATTCAGTAGTTGCATCAGTTGATGTATCTACTTCTTGCTGTGTACTGCCTTCATTGGTTTGGGTTGGCTCTGTCATCAGCGAGTCTGACATTTTTTTGCTCCTTAATCATTGTCGGATACAACTCAGGGCAGAGAGTGTGGATTTGGTTGAGGAGTTGCAAACCATAGTTCCTGTTACCTTCACCAAATGACATTGTCATTGCGTTAGTGTTGAACGATGATCGAAATACACCTGCCATTTCCAGAAGTCTCCAGATAAATCTGCGACCCCTCTTGCTGCTCATAAGCCATTTAATGTCCGACTCTTCATTTTGTCGGTCAATTTTTTCTTCAGACTTTTTATTGTCTTTAGATTTTTGTTGACCTTTGAGGTCGAGAGGATTGTATTCACTCATGTATTAATATATCTAGTGATAACTGGGTTACGGTCACACCATCATGCTTTTTTGCTTTGACTATCTTTCAATGCTTTAGCTGTTGGATAATTTTTGTCACCGGGTTGTGCCTTAGTTTCACCAGAACCACCCTTAATTCTTTTGCGTTTTGCGTGGATGTTCGCCCAAAGACCTACGTTTTTAGCCATAATTAAAACATTGAAGGATAAAGTTTTTGTAGTTTTTCCATTTCTTTTCTAGCTTTGTCTGACAGCATACCTGCTTCGTCCATTGTTTTATATGTTTGTATTTTTCTACGTTGAAGGTTTGTTATAATTCCATCTTTTTTTTCTTTTTTCTTTTTTCCAAACATTATTTAGTACCACCGTATAATTCTTCTGCTAAATCTTTCTTTTTTGTTTTTTTCTTATTACCCTTACTAGCATTATGACGTTCTAACATTTGCTTGTATTTCATTCTGAAATCAGCCGTCATGTCTCCATAATTAAAATTGTCTGGTGTTTTTTTGTCCATTTAAACCTCCATTGGTGATGGTGAATTGTAGCCACTAAACTGACCAACTATATCCATCATAGATGGATCACCAACTTTTGAGTCATTTAATTTTACTGCATTTTCTACAGCTTGTTGTTGTTGTTCTGCTTGTGCTGCTGCTTGTTGTGCGGCTGCTCTTTCTTCACGAATCCTAGCTACTTGTTCACCAGCAACTACTAATTTAGGATCAACACCTAACATATCAGCATAGCTATCAGCCCATACGTCAGAATCAAATTTATCAAGTACTTCGGGTTTCATTTGTGCAACCATACCTAAATTATTAACGTATCTATCTACGCTATTTGTACCAATTGCACGTTGTGCCTGTGCCAACATAGAAACAAATTCTACGCTTAAATCCTGTCCTTGCAACTCTTCTGGTGCAGGTGGTATTAAATTAGCTTCTACCATCCTGTTAAATGTGTTGTCTATCAATGGATCTAGCAATTCATTATGCAATCTTTCCAGTACAGGACCTAACATAAGCAGTTTTTCTTCATGTCGTTCTGCTACTTCTGTTGCGGTCATGCGTGTATCAGTAGCATTTGCCAACATTAAAAACAAATCAGCATAAAAACTACTGTTAATACGTTGTCTTACGTCCTGTATGTCCGCCAACAAATGATTTAAATTTAAATTTACGTTAAATGCTGTCTCAATTTTGCCTTGTTGTCCATCAACAAAAGTAACACCGCCCGGTAAACTGTCTACATCTCTGTTTTTCATGTAGCTTGGTACTTGTAACGGTGGCTTTGTTTGGTAATCAATGCCTTGTGCCTTGCGTAATTGTTCATGTTGTAACTGTTTTATGTCACCTAATGACTCCATCCCCGGTGAATTGCCATAAATATCACCACCTGCTAGTCCCCATCTAGGAACAACAACAGGAAAATCTTTATAACCACTTTCTCTTAACGTCTGTTCTCCTTCACCACCTTGTTCAAAGTAACAAGACTTAAATGCCATGTTCATATTATCTCTTTTACTAAAATCACGCTCTCTATCACTTCTTGGTTCTATTGCATGAATGATAGTTATCCATGTATCAAGGCTACCTCTGTCATACAGGTTCTTAACAGACGTTGAACATTTGTTATATCCAAACTCTCTAACTACTTCACTAACAGTTTTCTGAAATTCTCTGTACATCGTGTTAACTTTACCCTGATAATCTGTAGCAATTGCATATTCTCCTATAGTTACTGGGTAATGATGTATAGCGGTTTTAGGATCAGGCAAAATAATAGAACCTGCAGTACCAAATGCACCTAATTCTTCATACATACTGTGTAATGTTCGGTATGTATTAGACTTTGCAAACACAATTTGCATACGTTCTGTCACATCATCTAGCCATAACTTGACAGGTGTATATCTATTTAACTCTGGGTCATTAGTTCCTAACCGAAACCAAGGTCTTGCAGGTGATGTTGCACCCGCCATCATGCCAGCACCTAGTGTTCTTAATGCTCTTGTACCAGTATTGTCATATATCGAGTTATGTCTTCTATGCCCTTTGTTTCTGTCTTGTACAAAATAACGTCCGTTTCTTGGTAGCAAATATGTAGTTACTTCTTGCCAATGTGACCACCACGTTGCCCTCTCAGTTCTAAGATGACCCCATCTTGTTAACAGATCAGCACGTTTTGTTTTCATTGATTAACCGCCTAATAATGTGTTACCACCTAGTTTTAACTTCTCAGGATCTACACCTTGATTACCTGTAAGCATTGTACCCGCAGGACCTGTTAATGCAGCTTGCTCTTCTTTTTGAGACAATGCACTTACATCTGCCTTCTTTCTATTTGCTTTGTTCTGATCTATTTGTGATCTTTCTTTTGCCTCTTTTGCCCTTTGTTTAGCTTCTAAATTAGCTTGACGTTGCATCTCCATCTGCTTCTTCATCTGCTTTCTCTGGTTTTGGCCAGTTTTATATGCTGAATATGCACTAACCGCAATTGTAGCTGCTGTAAATACCATAATTAAAGTTCCTTTGAAAACATGATTTCTTGTACACCATACTTAAGTTTTGGTAGTAACTTTGATAAAGCGGTGTTTTCTTTACCGTGCCATAACATCATTTTGCATCCGATAGATCTTGCATGATTTTCAGTAACTTTGATTAACTGCAATCCTAAACGTCCACCTCTAAATTCTTTTTTGATAAACAAAACGTCATTTTGAGTGTATTTTAGTTCTGCATAGTGCAAATGATACGTTATCAAATTAAGAGAATAACCAATACATACGTTGTCTTGCATTGCCAAATAAACAAATAATGCTTGTTTATTATTTAATTCTTCATACAAAGGCCAATTAACATCTAACTGCATTAATTCTTTGTTGCGAGCAATCTCTTCGTAATGCTCTTGAAATAATGGTGATGCTTTGTCCTTCCAATCAGAAAGCGTTGCAAGTTCAATCGTAGGTTTTGACACTCTACTTTTGTTTACAGTACAAGCAGATTCATTAGTTACGGTCACACTAGTCATAAAAGATATAATACTTATAACTATTATTGGAATTAATTTTAATTAATGCAAGTAAGTCTTGATTATACCCCTCGTGAATGGCAACGACTTTGTCATATAAACAAAAAAAGATTTAGCGTCTACGCATTGCACAGGCGATCAGGTAAAACTGAACTGGCAATCATGGAATTAATAGACAAAGCCATGAAAACAGATAAAGATCTTGCCATATTTACCTATGTTGCTCCCTTCTTACGTCAGGCTAAAGCTATTAGTTGGGCGAGATTAAAACAAAAACTAGAACCATTAAGACAAAGATCTGCTATAGAAATAAATGAAGGTGAATTATCTATAAAATTTAAACATAACGGTGCAATTATTAGGTTATTTGGTGGTGATAATCCTGATGCTATGCGTGGATTAAGACTTGATGGTTGTATTTTGGATGAGGTTGCCAATATAAAACCAGAATTGTGGATGGACATCGTACAGCCTTGTCTATCTGACCGTTTGGGTTGGTGCATTTTTATTGGTACACCGTCAGGTATTAATCTATTTAGCGAGTTGTATTACAAGGCACTTGATGAAGATGATTGGACAGCTTCTAGATATACCGTATATGACACAGATTCGTTGCATCCTTCTGAGGTAGAGCGTCTTAAACGTGATATGAGTGAGACTAGTTTTGCTAGGGAGTACTTATGCGACTTCTCAGCACAGGGTGATGATCAGTTAATAGCATTAGCAGATACCGAAGAAGCATCTAAACGTGTGTATCAACCAGATCATGTGAAACATTCGCCTGTAGTGTTAGGTGTAGATATTGCACGATTTGGGGATGATCGTTCCGTAGTGTTCCGTAGACAGGGTAGACAAGCATTTAAACCCATCATCTACCGTGGAATTGACAATATGGACTTAGCTACTAGGGTTGCCAATCTTATGGAGGAACATAAACCTGATGCTGTGTTCTGTGATAGTGGTGGTGGAGGTGGTGTGATTGATAGATTGCGACAGCTTAGATATGACGTAATCGAAATACCATTTGGTGGTAAGGCAAACTATCCCGATAAGTACATTAATCGTAGGACAGAGATGTGGTGGTTGATGAAGGAGTGGGTAGAAGAAGGTGGTGCGATACCTGATAATGTGGCACTCAAACAAGAATTGGCTACACCCATATACTGGTACGACAATGTGGGTAGGCGAGTACTCGAATCTAAGGATCAGATTAAGAAGAGATTACAGGGTGGTGGTTCACCTGATCTTGCGGATGCTCTAGCTCTTACATTTGCCCTTCCAGTTGGCAAGAAACAGCCCGAAGACATATACATTAAAAGACGTAAAGAAGCTACACAGAAGGCCGATTATGACCCATACAAAATACTTTAAACGTATAGCCTATGGGTTAGACGTTGAACCATTGCTTGAGTTGTTGGATGCTAGACCTGAGTTATGGGATGAGATAACAACAAGACAAACATTTACCAAGTCACCACATAAAGACACTAAGACTATCTATGTTCGAGGTGCATTGAAGATGTCTCCTTACTATGTTCTTTACGACATCGGAGCATATGATTATCCGATTATGGAATATCTCAAATCAGCATTAGTTCCATTGATGAAACCCATATTAGACAAGCTACAAGTTAAGGAGTTAGGAAGGGTACTAATAGTTAACTTGAAGTCAACTAGTCAAGTAACAAGACACATCGACCAAGGAACATATGCGGATCACTATGAGAGGTTTCATATCGTACTAAGGAGCAATCAACATTGCTTTCTCACTAGTGGTAACTGGGTTCTAAACCTTGAAGTAGGGGAGGTATGGTGGTTTAACAATAAAGTTCTTCACTCCGCTGAGAACAATGGAGATAGCGATAGATGGCACATTATCTTTGATGCTGTTATTTCTGAGGAACTCCAGTAATTACTTGAACATTAATATCACCTTTAGTTTCAATTCCTATTAATTTCTCTGAATATTCCTGAGGAAACCACTTAGCCAGAAGCCGAAGACGTACATCAGCACGAGCCTTGTTGTAATTCACTATTGCATTATCGTATCTAGCGTTTTCTCCTTCACCAATGACAGTTGGTAGCGTGTCTATTATTTCCAAACATTCCTCCGCAATTGCCCTTGCTCCTAAGAATCTGCTCGTGTATGTGAAGCGTGACAAAAAGTCTTTACTTTCTTTATTGTCTTGAGACATCCAACGGTACAAAGTCCTGTAAGAAGGCATACCTTTTTTCCTACAAAAAGCCCGAAGAGTACCACCGTTAGCAACGTGTTCTAAAACCTTTTCAACTATTACAGGATCAGGTTTTACGGTAGGACGTCCTAGTTTTGTAGATTGTTTTCCAACGATCTGGGGTTTGACAGCGGATACGTCCTTTAATGATTTTTGCAATTGTACCTCTGGGTAAATTAAAAACTTTCCCTAATGTCCCATAACCTAAATTAAACTCATCTCTCAACAATAAAATAGAATCAACTACAGATTGATCTATAGAGCAATTCCAATGAGAAGAATTAATACGGTAACCCTCAGAATTTACTTGAACATACTCTCTAGTAACCTGAGTAATAGGAATCATTAATAAAAAGAATAAAATTAACCATAATATAGAGAAATATAAGAAAAATCGCAATATTTTTAATTTTTTTTATTGACATATGTATGAGTAACGTATACACTTAATATTAATCGGTTAGTCGCACCGATTGTTTCCCTAACTAATTAAATTAACTACAGACATGACGTACAACGCAACGAATCAAGAACTACACGAGTTTCTTAACGATTCTAAATTACATATGTACCTAAACTGTAAAGCACAGGCAGAACTTGAAATCTTAAATGGTGTCAAGGCTTGTGATCGCAAATTAATTGATAAAGGTAAAAGACATTTAATGAACTTAGAAGATAATCACAAAGATTTAGATCTAGGTAAATTATTTAACAAAAAATCATTCTTTTATCTTAACAACGGCAAAACTTATCAGTTCCCTACTAGATTT